TTCAGCCGGTACTCCAGCCACTCCTGGCTGCCTTGAACGAGTTGAATGATCTTGCTCATGCTGCCCTCCGCTTTTCAAGCGAGCGCACCACACGCGAGAACTCGATGGCAGGCAAGTCTTTCAGACTGGCAACGCCGAAGTGTTCCAGCAGCCGGCTCAGGTCCGTGCCTGTTTCGACCACGAGCTTGTGGATAGTGATCTGCTGTGGCCCGGTGATGGTCGGGCCAGCACGCATGGGCGTCACCTTGACCGGGGGCGGTGCCGCAGTCTGATCGTTGGCAGCATCTGCCACCGGTTGCGGCAAGTCCTCGCCAGCGTATACATAAAGTGCCAACCCGTGCAACGCAATTGCTTTGACCAGGGCTCGCTGAATACTGCTGTTGATATCGAAAGAGTTGGGCGCCATCAGCGGACGATTGCGTCCGTCCAGCACCGGATGAATTTGGCTCAGAGTCACGCCTTGCACCGTGACTGCCACTTCGACAAAGACACCAGCGTCGCAGGCCAGGTAGGGCAATCCGTCGAATCGACGGACCTCCCAGGTTGCGGTTGGGTCTGCCAGGCGCAGCTGTGCCACTGCGTAGGGCCAGGACAGGTAGCTGAAGCCGCCTTTCTTCTCGATGTGTTCGGACACGTTGATGGCGTTGAGACGCGCAAAGTAATTGACTTGTTCAGTCATGATGAACTCCGGTAAAAGTGATGGTGATAAAAATGGCACCAGCCAGACCAAGACGGTCCAGACAGATGCCGGGTTGGGGCCAATGAAGGTGTGCCCGCTGCACCTACGACGTTGTCAGTTTCTTGCCCACACAATGTCGTCAACTAGGCTTTTTCTTAGTGATCACAGGCCGCAGCATCCGTCGATGCCACGGTCTGATCCAGATCAGGCCAATGCCGGTATGGCGCTAACCTGTGGATTGGGTGCTGTTGCCTGTGGCGGCAGCAGGAAGTCCGCCGCCTTCTGCGCCATGGACGCAGCAGTGAAGATCAACCGCTTGTCCGACTTGAGCGCCTGTAACCAGTGCGCGATGTAGCTGGCGTGCTGTAGCTCGCCAGGCAGCCCACAATGGCTGCTCAGGAACGCTGAGCCCATCTCAGCCACAAGTTCCTCGAATGCGTATGCCTCGATGTGCTGACGCCCCATTAACACCCGGTTGCACCGGCTCGGATGCCCGGTTGAATGAGTCAACTCGTGCAGCGCCACGTTGTAGTACCGACTGGCTTCGGGAAAGACAGCTGGTGAGGGCAACTGGATGACGTCGTCGCTCGGTCGATAGAACGCCTGATCGCCACCATGGCGGATAGTGACGCCAGAACGAGCCAGGAGCTCCTCCGCAGCAGCTACAGGACTCCAGCCCTCCGGCGTGGATTCAGGGGCTACAAGGCTCTCTGGCAGGCCTTCGACCTGGGCAGCATTGAACACGGTAAACGAGCGCAGCAGCGGTATGACCCGGCGTGCCGGTTCATCGTTGGCGCAGCGCCCTGAATCCGCATCACGCTCCAGCATCTTGAAGAACACGATGCCGGTGCCGGTCTCACCCTTGCGCACGCATGCGCCCAGGGCGCGGGCTTGCTGAAATGTCAGCCAGCGGTTGACGGCGTAGCCGTGTGACATGGCCTGCATGTTGAGCAGGATGGTGTTGATACCGCGGTAAGCCCGCGATGTGGCCAGGTTGGCCGGCATCGCGTTGCCGGGTGTCCGTGACCACGGGCAGACCCATGGAGGTGTACCGGCCTCCAGCGCGGTAACGATTTGGTCGGTGACCGATTGGTACAGGTCCTTGAATTGATGTGTCATAGCAAGCTCCAGATATAGGAAAGCCCCGGTGAGATGCACTCAGCGGGGCTGGGGTTGAACAACGGTGGGAACTGACGCGGTCAGGTCGGCTGCACGGCAGCGCGTGTGAAGCGTGTGATGCGTGCAGACAACAGATTGAAGGCATCGACAGCAACGTCGAGCTTGTGGTCCGACAGCAACATCGTCAGAGCCGGGTGGACCACGTACTGGCTGAGCGCCAGAGACAAGATCGCACCGATCAGCCAGAGCAGGAAGCTCAGGAACAGCCCGAGGGCTGCGGCTTCGATGATCCAGACGCAGGCAGATGCCACGGCGACGCCGACGGTGATGTCACCAGCGATGGTGGCAACGGTGCGGATCAGGATGTTGCGGTTTGAGTTAGACATGGGGAACTCCTTCGGAGTAAGTGGGTTGAGGACAGATAGACGGAACAGCAAGTCGTTGAGCAGACTTGGCTTGGGGTAGCGACGGGCATAAACCGTCTTGCGGCGGTAGGACGCCACGTCAGAGCTCCAGGCGCATGTAGCCGTGGTGATAGATGTCACCCTGGATGTAGCCGAACAGCCGCTTGGCTGTCGAAGTACCGAGGCTGGTCAGCAGGCCAGCGAAGGTCGCGGCCATGACACCGGAGAAGGTTCCGAAGTGGATGGCAAGCACCAGCAGCGTGACGCACACGTCGATGGCCATGTCATGGTTGAGGAGGCGCAGCATCGTGCGCCGGGGCAATTTAATGAATATGAAAACAAGGCCAAGGAAGATGGCCAGACCAGTTTCGAACATGTGAACTCCTTAAGTACGGATCAAAGTGAATCCATGAAGCTCAAGCAGGACGTCGAGCCTTGCTCGTCGTGGCTGTTGGACTTCGTGGCGTGGTGTCGTCAGGATTGATGACACCAGCGATGACCGATGCAGGACGCTGTACTCAGCGGCTGCTGGGAGTTCGGGGGTCAGGGTCCCCTTTGGGCTGGGCGGGCAAACGGAATCGGAAGCCGGGGTGGCTTTTTGCGCCCTGGGGGGAGGGGTCCCCTGCCAGCGGATGTGATGGTTTTATCGGAAAGTGAATTTTTTGCAGCGATTTTTTTTCAGGCGAATTTTGCTGGCGGCCAGCCTTGGCCGGCACGTTTAAAAAACGACAATTTATAAATAGAGTATCTATTAGTAAATTGTCCTTTTCTGATTCACGTCCTGTATGACTGGCGGCGGCCGCGGTCAAGCCCTCAGCACAGAACATCGTCAGTCAACTTTCTTCAAGTCTTACTTCAATATCCCCCTTTCGGGGGATAGCATTTTCCGGCCCCGCGCTCCAAAATTGCGCATCAGGGAGAGAAATATGAGCAGCAATCATGTCGATTTTGATGGAGACCATGGGTCACATCAAAGTGCCACGAGGCCAGAGTCCAGTCTCGATGGTGTGCGGGTACTAGTAATCGAAGACAACGCCTTGATTCGGCAGGCTATGGAGTGCTTGCTAACGTCGTGGGGGTGTCAGATCACTCTGGCCGACGGGGCGCTCATGGCCCGCGACCACGTCCGGCGCGATCAGGCTCCAGACATCATCCTCAGCGACTATCAGTTGAACGACGGGTACAACGGCATCAATGCAGTACGCCTCGTGCGCGAACTCACTGGCCGCCAGATCCCAGCCTGTTTGATCAGCGCCGATGAAAATCTCGTGCACCAAGCCGAAGCAGCAGGTGTGCACTACTTGCACAAATCAGTGCCGCCCGCCAAGCTGCGCAGTGTGATGTCGGGCCTGCTCCCTGCCGAATGACGGGGGAGGTGCAACGCGTCGATACTTGCTATCTCCGGCAGCCCCGTTGTAACCGCCCGCAAACAGCCTATCGACCTTGCCGGGCTTCACCGCCTACCTGCCCCCGCAGCGACTCATACAGCCCAGCATGGTTCAGCAGAATGTCCTTCAGCCCACCCCGCACCGTCGGAGAGTTCAAGGCCTGCGTGCTCATCAGGTTGTGCGCATCGAGCGCACCCATGATGGCGTTCATCAGCTCGGTCTTGAGGTCGGGTGAGTTGGCGAACTGTTCTTTCGTGTTGTTCGTCGCTTGCTGGCGTAGGGTCTCGGACTCCAGCAGCTTGCCTTTGATGACGTTGTTCACATAGACCAGCTTGTCCTGATCGGTGAGTTCGCCTTCAAATAGGTCGTTCACCTTCTCGATGATTGCGTTCAGTAAAGCCTTCTCTTTTTCCTGAACGCTACCGCCGCCGGACTCTGTGATCGGCGCGATCTTGGGTGCCTCGCCGTCGCCCAGCAGCATCGGGCGCTTCCCCAAGTCCTTGAGGTGATGGTGCGTCAGCACCACTTTCGACAGGTCGATGCCCTCGCGCTCGCGGCCAAACTCCAGCAGGGGCAGCAGGCGCTTGTAGAAGATGGCGCGTTTCTCGATGCCCGTGTTGCCGTAGTCGAAGATTTGCGACAGGAACGTGTACAGCCGCAGGTACGCACCCATGTCGCCTTTGAACAGGATCAGGGCGTCCAGCTCATCCTGTGCTGCCTGGATGGCCACGCCGTCGTCCTTGGCCTTCGCCACGTTCAGCGCGGCCTGAGCGGCCTTGTAGCGCTTCATCACGCGGTCCTGAACCGGGTCTAGTGCGCAGACCAGTTCGCTCTGCTTGGCGTTCGGGTTGAGTTCCACCGCCACCACACGGTCCACCTCGAAGTCGTCGTAGTGACCAGCGGCGTCGAGCTTGGCACGCAGGTTGAAGACCAGGTTCGGGTCCGTGGTGGCAGAGAGTTCCGCGGTGGTGTAGTAGGTCTTGAAGGACGCCAGTACCTCTTCCGGGTCGTTCACGAAGTCGAGTACGTAGGTGGTGTCCTTGCCAGGGTGCGCACGGTTCAGGCGGCTCAGGGTCTGTACGGCCTGGATGCCGGCCAGACGCTTGTCTACGTACATGCCGCACAGCAGCGGCTGGTCAAAGCCGGTCTGGAACTTGTTCGCCACCAGCAGGATTTGATACTCGTCGCCCTTGAAGGCTTCGCGGATGTCACGGCCCTTGAGCTTGGGGTTCAGCGCCGGGCTGTTTTCAGTGAAGCCGTCCGGTCCAGACTCCTTATCGTTCACTTCGCCGGAGAACGCCACCAGTGTGCCGATGCTGTAGCCGTGGTCCTTGATGTAATGGTCGATGGCTAACTGCCAGCGCACAGCCTCCAGACGGCTGCCGACCACCACCATGGCCTTGGCCCGGCCCTTGAGCAGCGGGGACACGAACTCTCGGAAGTGCTCGACCACGACTTCTACCTTCTGGGCGATGTTGTAGGGGTGTAGCCGCACCCAGCCCATGATTCGCTTCAGGGCGGCGTTGCGCTCGACTTCCTTGTTGTCGAGCTCCTTGCCCTCGTGCGCCAGGCGGAAGGCCAGGCTGTAGGGTGTGTAGTTTTGCAGCACGTCGAGGATGAACTTCTCCTCGATGGCCTGACGCATGGAGTAGACGTGAAACGGGGCTGGCACGTTGTCGGGTGCCGGCTTGCGCGTTGGGTCCGGGCGCGTGCCGAACAGCTCCAGGGTCTTGTTCTTCGGGGTAGCGGTGAACGCGACGAAGGTGATGCCACCATCTTCGGCTCGGGACGCCATTTGTGCGGCCAGCACGTCTTCTGTGCTGACTTCGCCACCATCAGACAGGTCGGCCAGCTCCGCGGGGCTCAGCACGGCCTTGAGCTTGGCTGCTGCCTCGCCGGTCTGTGAGCTGTGGGCTTCGTCAGCAATCACCGCGAAGCGCTTGCCCTTGGTCGCTGCCAGCTCGCGCACGGCCTCCAGGGCGAACGGGAAGGTCTGGATGGTGCAGACCACGATCTTCTTGTCGCCCGACAGAGCTTGGGCCAGCGCACCGCTCTTGCTGCCCTCGGTGTTCTTGATCGTCGCCACCACGCCGGTGGTGCGCTGGAAGTCGAACAGGGTCTCTTGGAGCTGGGAGTCGATCACGTTGCGGTCGGACACCACCAGGACGGTGTCAAACACTTTCTTGTGCTGGGCATCGTGCAGCTCCGCCAGAAAGTGCGCGGTCCAGGCAATGGAGTTGGTCTTGCCGGACCCAGCCGAGTGCTGGATCAGGTATTTGCCGCCCGGGCCATCGTCCGTTACGGCAGACTGGAGCTTGCGCGTCACGTCGAGTTGGTGGTAGCGCGGGAAGATGATCTTCTCGATCTGCTTCTTCTTGTCGCGCTGTGCGATCAGGTAGCGGCCCAGGATTTCAAGCCAGCTCTCACGTTCCCAGACCTGCTCCCACAAGTAGGCCGTGCGGTGACCGCCTGCTGGGTTGACAGGGTTGCCAGCAGCGCCCTCGTTGCCCAGATTGAAGGGCAGGAACATGGTGGCGGGGCCGACCAGGTTGGTGACCATGGCGACTTCCATGTTGCTGACTGCGAAGTGGACCAGTGCGCCAGCAGGGAACGACAGCAGGGGCTCGGCAGACTGGCCTTTGGGCTTGGGGTGGCGGTCGAAGCGGTACTGGTCGATGGCGTCGCCGATGCTCTGGGTGAAGTCGGTCTTGAGCTCCACCGTGGCTACAGGCAGGCCGTTGAGAAACAGTACCAGGTCGATGCTGTTTTCGTTGTGCAGCGAGTAGCGCACCTGCCGGATCACGCGCAGCCGGTTGGCTGCGTAGCGGGCCATGATGTCCGGGTTGATGGCCAGCGCCGGCTTGAACTCAGCCAGCTTGAGCGGGGTCTTGAGGCCCAGCAGCTCGATGCCCTGGCGTAGCACATCAAGCGTGCCGCGCTGGTCCAACTGGTCGCGCAGGCGGGTCAGTAGGGTGTCTCCGGCCTTGGCTCCGTGGTTCTTGGTCAGGGTGTCCCAAGCCTTGGGCTGTGTCGCCTGCACCCAGGCCAGAATGTCGGCGGGGAACAGGGCACGGGCGCGGTCATAGCTTGAGGCATCGCCTTCAGCATAGAGCCAGCCGTTGGCCGCCAAGTGTTGGCAGATTTCGGACTCGAAGCTGATTTCTTTATGGAGGCTCATGTGGCGATTCTCAGCTCTTGAGTTTCAGCTTCTTCAAGTGTGGCTGCAGCGCATTATTCAAGGCGTTCATGGCCTCCACTCCACTGGTCTGTATGGCCGGCCACTCTACTTCAGCGGAGCGGTAACCGCCGGGCATCGTGACGCGGATACGGCAGGCACGCCGTCCCTCAAGCCTCTCCCAGCTTACGGTGTGGGGGACAGCCTCATCAATTTCCGTCTTGAACGCGAAAAGTTGGTCGAATATGCTGTTGTTTTCTTCTTCAGAGTCTTTGCCCCGGTCGATGTAAAGCTCAGCCGCGAAGTCATCCTGCGTAACCACGTAATTTAGGTTCAAGCCACGCACACCTGACGAGGTTCCGATCCACGAGTAGGTTCCGGGGGTGATGTGCTTGTGTAGCTTGGCACCTGGCAGAGACACGAGTTGAGTCCACCAGTTCAAGCGGATGTCATAGCGTTCGGCCAGCTCGTGTTTTTGGGTGCGTACGCTCGTTTCTTTGGATGGACCGACGATCAGAGTTAGGAGTGGCGCCGCCGGCGAAGTGCCGATGCGTACCGCCTCAACTTTGACTAAGAAGAAGTCTGCGCCGGTTGATTCGTTGAGCCAGGCTACGGCGGCCACGTGCTCAGGGCGCGGCTCAGCGACGATCCATATAGCCGCCCTTGCCGACATGGCGGTGAGGTAGGTGATGAGCTTGCCAAGGTGATCATGATTGCTTTTCTCTAGCTGGTTCTCAATGATGACCGTGCCGCCGCCTTCATCTTCAGCCACCAGGTCGATGCTGAACGAGCCAGCGGCCTGTTCGCGGTCCACGTTGACCAGGTTGAGGCCCACCGTAGCGTTCAGGACATCAATGTTTTCCTGAAGCCACTTGGTGAAGTCATAGGCCTCGTGCTTCCAGACCTCACGAAGGGCGACACGCTGGAGCTTTCCGATTGCAGGACTTGTCATGATGATTCCTCCCTCTGTGTATTTTCGCGCACGTCGATCTGGCCGGTCACGGCGGCGGAGATCAGCGCGGTGCGGCGCTCTTGCAGCAGGTCGATGGCGTACTGAGCTTCGGTGGTGAGGGTGTCGAACTCGCCGAGCTTCTCATTTAGAAACGCCACAATCTCCTGCTGCTCGGCTCTTGGGGGCGCTAACATCGGAAGATTATTCATCTCGCCCAGAGATAGCGCCGGTTGAGCCGTTGCGTTGACGATGTCTTCCATGACACCAAGCTCCTTGAGGTTTGACAAGTGCCAGTTTACAAACTGCACGTCACACGACTTTTGATTGATTGTCAACTTCAAGGAGTTGCCAGACACCACTGCTGGCTTGTCGAGAACTGGAAGTATGGAAGCCTTGCCGTACTGCGCCCCAATCTTTGCAATGACAATATCACCGCCTCGCGTTTCGCTACGATTGATGGTGGCGAAGTGTTCGCTGCTGATCGTCTTCAATTTTTCCGTGTCGATGCGACCCTGTGTGGCGAAGTTGCTTTCGATGACGTAAACATCACCGTCGTCGATAAAGTGCTCTGACTTTAGATTGCTGCCAAATGGTCCATCCACAAATGCATTCTTTACCTCGGCCTTGATGTGCTTCAAGCAGCACACTGTCCAATGTGCAGGAACGGCGCCCAGCCACTTGTTGCCCGACGGCTTCATGGGTGCGTCAGGGTTCAGGCCTCGGGTGACGGCGTGAGAGATGACGGTTTGGCGCTTTTCTTTCAGCAGGTCCATCAGCCGCCGCTGTTCGGTCACCAGTTCGTCAATCTTCGCAGTCTCTCGGTCGAGGAAGGCTGCGATATGGGCTTGTTCCGTGGGGGGTGGCATGCCTAGAAGAATGTTACGCATCTCCGAGTAATTGGTACTCCACAGATCAGCGACGATGCCTTTCCCGTTGCGATAGAACTCCTCCTGAAACGGCTGACTGCGGAACAGATGGTGCATGTAAGTTGTATTTACTTCTTGCTGCGGCTGCATCACGGTACATATCAATGAAACAGAACCGCCTAGGTTAGATGTGCCAGAAGAACCCTTTCGGTCGGATCGACTATTGATGACAAAGTCACCCTGACAGACCCTCTTCCTGTTGTCACCATCATCCGACTTTGCTGCTGTATCAAGCTGGGGCACGATTCCGTTTTTGGTGACGGAGAGTGCCGGAAAGTCCTTGTCACTGACCTTCTCTCGCCGTTCTCTGAAGAAGTAGCCAATGCGTCTCAATGACCAGTGCACCGGCACCTCCCCCAGCCACTCGACGCCGCTGTCCTTGTACTGCGGGTACCGCGGGAAGCTCATGCCGTCAGTCCGTTGATCATGGTCAGGATGCGGTCGGTGACGCCCTTCAGCTCGGCGTCAATCTCAGCCAGCGGGCGCGGCGGCTTGAAGACGTAGAAGTGCCGATTGAACGGTATCTCGTAGCCGACCTTCGTCTTCTCGATGTCAATCCAGGCGTCGGGCGCATGGGGCAACACCTCACGCTTGAAGTAATCGCCAATGTCATCGCTGAGCGGCACGTTCTCCGTGTCGCGCAGACTGGCGTCCGGTACCGGCTTGCCCTTACCTTTACCCTTGGTCCCAAGGACTACCTTGCCCGCGGCATCACGCTCCGGGCGCTCGACGGTGATGGTGTGGTAGCCGAACGCATCGTTGGCGAAGATGCGGCTGATCGGCACGCCGTCGCGGGTCAGTTCCTCGAAGTTCCCGAAAAACCGCGTGATGTCGTCGATGTGCTGCGGGCTCAGTTCCTTGCGCTTACTGCCCAGGCTCTTGCGCATCTTCTGCCAGAAACTGCTGGCGTCTATCAGCTGCACCTTACCCTTGCGGGCCGCCGGCTTGCGGTTACTGACGATCCAGACATAGGTGCTGATGCCGGTGTTGTAGAACATGTCGGTCGGCAGGGCGATGATGGCCTCGACCAGGTCGTTCTCCAGCACGTAGCGGCGTATCTCACTCTCTCCGCTACCGGCACCGCCGGTGAACAGGGGTGAGCCGTTCAGGACGATGCCGAAGCGGCTGCCACCGTCCACAGCCGGGCGCATCTTGGCGATCAGGTGCAATAGAAACAGCAGAGAGCCGTCGCTGACCCGCGGCAGGCCAGGACCGAAGCGGCCGTTGTAGCCCTGCTGCTCATACTCCTTACGAATCTGGGTTTCGATCTTCTTCCACTCGACACCGAAGGGAGGATTCGACAGACTGTAGTCAAACACCTTGCCCGGCAGGCCGTCAGCTGACAGGGTGTTGCCAAAGATGATGTTGGCGATGTCCTGACCCTTGATGAGCATGTCCGCCTTGCAGATGGCATAGGACTCAGGGTTGAGCTCCTGGCCGTACATGACTAGCCGGGCATCAGGGTTCAGGCTAGACAGGTGCTCGTCGGCCACGCTCAGCATGCCGCCGGTGCCCGCTGTGGGGTCGTACAGGCTTCGCACCACGCCGGGCCTGGTCAGGGCCTGGTCGTCTTCGATAAACAGCAGGTTGACCATGAGGCGGATGACCTCACGCGGGGTGAAGTGTTCGCCGGCGGTTTCGTTGGAAAGTTCGGCGAACTTGCGGATCAGCTCCTCGAACACCGTGCCCATCTCGGCGTTGCTGACGACGTTGGGGTGCAGGTCAATGGTGGCGAACTTCTCCGTGACCATGTACAGGAGGCCAGACTTGGCCAGCTTGTCGATCTGAGTATGAAACTCGAAGCTCTCGAAGATGTCGCGCACCGCGGGGCTGAACGCCTGCATATAGGCACGCAGGTTCTCGCCGATGTGGTCCTGGTCACCCATGAGCTTCTTCAGGTCGAGCGGCGAGGTGTTGTAGAAGAACTGGCCAGACTTGCGCAGCAGGAAGGGCTCGGCGTTCAAGCCAGCAGCCTCACGAGTGGCCTTCTCGGCCAGCACGGCGGGCTTGGTGGCCTCCAGCACGCAGTCCAGGCGGCGCAGCACGGTGAAGGGCAGGATGACCTTGCCGTACTCGGACTGCCTGTAGTCGCCACGAAGGAGGTCGGCGACGGACCAGATGAAGGATGAGAGGTTGGGGTTTGCCATGGTGGAAGTGTATGTCCGGGTGCTCGGGGGCCGCTACTGGTTCTGCCGAGTTCCGCGGCACGCCGGAAAGTCAACACAGCCCCAGAACGTGCTGCCGGCGGTGCCGCCCTTTTTGGCAGTGCGGCGTACCATCGGCTTGGAGCACGAGGGGCACAGGGGCTGTATGACCGCCTTGGGGCCTGTAGCCGCGGTCGTCACGGGCTCCTTGCTGCCGGCCATCCGTGAAGCCTGCGCCCGCTGGATCAGCTTGAGGAGGGCAGGACCGTCTATCAGTGTGACATTGCGGCCCTGGGCGAAGGCATTGGCTTCGTCCGTGAAGCGCCCTGACGTGACGACCATGCCGCCAGCAGCACCGTTCGCAGCCATGGCGCCGTAGAGCTCGCGCACGATCGTCACGCCTACTGTGAAGGCCTTCCACTGCTTGCACTGAACGAGGAACTTCTCGCCGCCCTTGCGCAACACAAGGTCAACACCACCGTCAGGCCCAGCACCGCCGGTCTCGGCTACCTGGTACCCCTGGAGCCGGAAGGCCTCGCCGACCAGCAGCTCGAACTCCTGCCAGCTGATGCCGTCCAGGGCATCGGCTGCTTTGCCGCTGCCTACGTTGGTGACTAGAGTTTGACGTTGCCGGCGACGGTAGGCTGACATCGCAGCGCCAGCCAGGCACAGAATGGGTACGAAATACTGTCCCGCGGTGGCCAGTCCCATCCATATGCTCTGAACCATCAGATCGCTGAGATGACCGGGGGCCGTGTTGACGACCATCTGCTGTGTGGCGACCCGGTGCAGCAGCACGTACGACACCAGCGCCAGGGCGCAGCCGGCCCACCAGGGCAGCATGGCGACGATGTCCGTAAAGTCTTCAGCTGTGCTGCTTCGTTTTCGAGCCATGTCGTCGTCTCCCTGAGTTGAAACTCAATTTATTGGCAAGTTGAGAAGCATAGCGAGAAATCTTGTGCAGCGCAGCGAGTGGTCATGAGCGAGATACATAGGCGCACCAGCATGTGCACCTCGGGATGAAGTTACCCACACGCCCGGTGTCCAACATTGTTGATAACTTGCTGAATAACCTTTGAAAGCCGCGTCGGCGTTGACGCTGCGGTCGGTGCCCAAGAAACAAGCAGGCTCGCTGTGGCCAGTATTGGCCTGGTCGGTGGCATCTACCGGTGCGCCGGCAGCAGGCCGCAGACTCAGCCGCGCAGCGCTTGATCCAGGCACTGTCCCATCTTGGCAAAGTACTTCGTCGTCAGCGCGGTGGGGACGAGGTAGCGGATTCGGTTATCAGTCTCATGTTCGTCCACACCAAGCATGCCCTTCTTGCGCAGGGTCTTGAGCCGCCGATGTACCGTCGCCGGAGATACATCACCGGACATCTGCATCGCCTCCAGAACCGTGACCCGCTGGCCCTCATGCCAATGACTGGCAAACTGGTTTAGCAAGCGCTCCTCCAGCGGATCGAGTTGTGGAAATGCGGGCAAGTCCCTGTTGGCCTGGATGAGGCTCAGGAACTTGGTGTAGGTGCTGGATTGAATCTGTGTTTTGTTCACAATGCTGACCTTAGTCGTTTGTGATCATTTTGACATAGTCTTCGGTGTCGTCGCGACTAAATGTGACTCCAGCCGGTCTGTCACTGACACGCGCCTTGGCTACGATTGGAGCTACACGAATCGTCACCCAGACCGGCTTGTGCCAAGCCGCCCAGCAACCAGATCAGGAACGACGCAAGGCCTCGTAGTCGGCTGCATGGTGGCTTGGTTTCTGGCGCCAGAGATCGGATGGTGAATCATGCTACTAATTTAGGAGCAAGGTGGTAAAATCAGGCCATCATGACAATGCAGCCATTGAGCCCCAAACAAGCCCGGTTCGTTCAGGAGTACCAGGTGGACGGCAACGGCGCTCAGGCCGCTCTGCGGGCCGGCTACGGGCCTTCTGGGGCCAAGGTGGCGGCGTGCCGGTTACTAACCAGGCCTAACGTCATGGAAGCGCTGAGCATCGGTCGCAGTGCCTACGCTGAGAAGCTCGCCATCACCAGGGCGGACATCGTGAGCAAGTTGCTTGAGACCTTCGAGATGGCGAAGCAAATGGGTTTGCCGCTCGGTATGGTCAGGGCAGCCTCGGAGCTTGCTCGCCTTCTTGGCTATCTTGCTCCAACCAAGGTGGACGTGAACGTCAGCGCGGCAGGACAGGTGGACCTGAACCACCTGAACCGGCTCTCGGACGCTGAGTTGCTGGCGATCATCGAGTCTGGACGGGTGGCCTGACGATGAGGGAGCGCGCGAGCGCTCCTCTCATATATATATGGTGTTGTCGGACTGTAAGTTGTTGATTTCATTGAAGAATTTCCCGCCGACCGAAATCGGATCGTCGGTCGTAAGTGCTTGATTTAATTGAGTTTTATTCCGACCGATGAAAATTTCCCGACGATCGGATCGTCGGGAAATCGGAGTCGAACTATGGAAAAGTACCCGTCAGCTCCAGGATGCCCACAGGTTTTGATACCCGCTTTCTGAGGTATTTGAGTTCGATGCAGGATGCGACCAACTGGCGCAGTGCGGCTGCACTGAGACCCAAAGCACCGGTTTTCCCGGCATACTTACCTTCGAGGCTGTTCGTGGTGTAAGTCTGCCCGACCATTGCCTCGGCCTGCAAGATTTTCAGCAACTTCAACTCCTGGCTCTCGTGCTGCGCTGGTGCCTCAGCTGCCTCCAACACGCCACCGGGACCGCGTCTGAGCAGCACAGCCTGCTGCGGCGGCGCACCGTTGTTCTTGGTGATGGTGGCCAGCACATATTCGTGTCGGTACATCTCCGCAACGTGCAACAGCTTGGCCTGGGCCTTGGTCGGTTTGTTAAGGTTCATCTGGAAGCGCACACCATCCGTCAGTGCACTTGAACCGCGGGCTGCACCTTGACTGACTTCATCAGCGCTCATGCTGCTCTTGTTGGTGTGATGCACGAGCAAGACCGTGGCGCCAGTTGCGGAGCGAAGGCGTTCAAGAACTTCAACGAAGCGAGTGGTGTCCTGGGCAGCGATCTCGTCGCCACCCCGAAAGCGTGATGCCGGATCTATCACGATCAGCTTCAAGTCGGGGATCTGTCTGGCGGTCAATATCAAGCGATCAACATAGTCGGTTGGCACAATCTCACGGCACTCATTAGCATGGGTCATCAGGTTGTTCTCGGTGAGCATCGACTTGATGTGGACACGCTGCTCGATCAACTTTTCGATCTCAGGACTGTGTGCGATGGTCGCCGCCAGTACGTCGCGCAGCCGATGATGGAGGTCGTCGTCGTCCTCCTCGGCGCAAAGAATCAGGCTTGAGCCCACCTCATCGACGTCCCAGTGGGCAGCGAGGCGAGTACCCGTCGCCACAGCTACAGCGAGCTGGAGCGTGAAGAAGCTCTTGCCAGTGCCGCCGGGCGCGACGAGCATGCCGACCTTACCGAGCGGCAAGGTATTGCGCAGAAGGTAGCGCCGACGCGGGGCATCGCGGCTCAAGAAGCGACCGACCTTTGCGTCTTGGATGTCGAAGAGCGGT